CCATCGGAGGTCCGCGCCCCCAGCCGTTTCAGGATGGCAGCCTCGGCCATGCGCACCTGCTGGAGTTGCTGCTCCGGCCACGGCTGGTCGACGGTCTGGGCGATCTCGTGGCCGACGGCGTAGGTGTTCGCCCCGTCCCGTGGGACGACACCCCACGGCCCGCCGGTCCCCCCGTGGTTGGCGCGCCCAGCGGCGATGACGTGGACGCTGGGCGCGTGGTCACTGTTCCCCCGGCAGGTGAGGATCGAGCAGTACGGCGGCGGGGTGTCGCCGTTGCCGTTCAGGACGGTGCTCAGGGCTCCGTGGCTGCCTGGCCCTGAGGCGTCCCAGTGCCGGAGCAGCGCGCGTGGGTGGAAGGAACCCGAGGACGCAGGACGCCCCCGGGTCTTCCATCCGGACTCCTCGACCACCCGACACCCTGCGGCCCGCAGCACGTCCGCGAGCCAGGTGAGCGGAAACTCAGTCACGACGCCTCCGGTTCCGGTCCTGGTTGCAGGCTCGACAGTGGCGTTGGCCCCGGTAGTGCCGGGTGTTGGCCTCTGTGTACTGGTGCCCAGCCGGGCAGGTCGTCTTCCGGTCGTTACCGTTCCGGACGCGGCCCTTGGCTGCCATGTCGGCGTTGTTGTCCGCGACGGTGCCGAGGAACAGGTGCTCGACGTTAACGCAGCGCCGGTTGTCGCAGCGGTGGAGCACGCACATGCCCTCAGGGATGGGCCCGCGCTCGGCTTCCCAGGCGAGCCTGTGGCCGTAGACCCGCCGCTCTGGCGTCCAGATCGATGGGTACCCCTTGCCGAACACAGGCCCCTGGTACTCCAGGCAGCCTGTGTCCGCCAAAGCCGTCCGAGCCATCAGTCGGACGAGGGGGTCGGTCACTTCTTCTCGTCGGCCTTCTTCGCGGCCTGCTCGTCAGGGTTCTCGCCCTGCTCGCCGAGGTCGGGCACCGGGTCGGGCTCCGGGTAGGTCACCTCGTAAGGCTTCTCCTCCGCCGCCTTGTCCTGCTTCTCGTCGCCCATGTTGCCTCCTGGGTTGGGTGGTGGTTCACGGTAGCGCGGCCCTGCTACGATCCGCGCAGATCAGGAGTTAGCCACCCGACAGGGCGGAGCCGACCGGATCTGTAGCCAGCCTGAGGGCTGAGAACACCCACGCCTCGCAAGAGGTGGATCTGTTGCCGCCTGTTCGGAATCCGAACCAGGCGAGGTCCCCGTTCTCCTCCCACGCCTGAAAGGGCACCCTCATGGCTCTTACCGCTCCTGCGGCGAACAACGTCTCCCCGCTGACTGAGGTCGACAACACCGCGAACCCGGCTGCGCTCACCCGCGTCGGCCCCCGTGGCGCTGACGGTCTCCCTACCGGGTCGGACCAGATCGACTCCCTGATTACCAGGGCGTACGACCTGGCCGCTGCTCGGCCGTTCCGTCGTCAGATCATCTTCGCTGACCTGGTGACCGCCCGGCCCACCCGCCAGTCGCACAACGGTGCCGTCGTCAGCCTGAACATGGTGACGGACCTGGACGACGACCCCACGACTGCGCTCCTCGTCGAGGACTACGACGTGGTGCCGACGCCGTTGAAGTCCTTCCGCTCCGACCTGATCTTGAAGGAGTACGGCCGGGTCGTGACGACCACCGCGCTCGCGCGTGGCACCACGATGATCCCGCTGGACCCGATCGCGGCCGAGCGCGTGGGCCGCAACATGGGTGCCACCCTGGAGCGTCTCGCGTTCAACTCCGCGCTCGTCGCAGGCGGCATCAACAACGACGGCACCGCAGGCTCCACGCCCGCCGTCGTCACGGTGACCGGTTCCCCCTCCGACACCCTCCGCGCGGCCTCCCAGTATTTCCGGGACCGCTCGATCGAGCCCTACGACGACGGGCTCTACCGTGCCGTGCTGGCACCATCCGCCGAGACGGCGCTCCGCAAGGAAGCCGACGCGGCAGGCTGGCGCTACTGGCAGATCAACCAGGACCCAGGCGGCGGCACCGGCTCCATCGAGTACGGCTTCGTCGGGGTCTACGAGGGCTTCCGGATCTACACCTCGCCGCTGATCCCTGGCGCGACCGGTGGCATCTTCCTCGCCAAGGACGGCCTGGCGATGGCGCACTCCACGGCACCCGGCTTCGGCCCCATGCCTGGCGTCGTCGTCTCCCCGGTCGTCGACCGACTGCGCCGCTTCGCCAGCGTCGGCTGGTACTTCCTCGGTGGCTTCGGCCGCTGGAAGGCTGAGGCGGTCGTGCTCGGGAACCCGGCAGGCTGATCCAGGTAGGACATCGCCCCGGGAGAGGTCGCGCGGTCTCTCCCGGGGCCCAGCCTGGAGGTGCGCCATGACCATGACGTTGACCGAACTACTCGCGCTGCTGCCCGACAACACCACCGGAGAGATCGACGCAGGCGACCTGCGCACGATCGTCACCGAGTTGTACGGGCTCGGCGTAGGACCGACAGGTCCGGCTGGTCCAACCGGCCCGGCAGGCCCACCTGGTCCAGCGGGTACCGACGGTGCGGTGGGCAGTACGGGGGCCACTGGCGCAGCAGGTCCCACCGGACCAGCGGGTCCGGTCGGCGCGACTGGGCCGATGGGACCGAGCGGTACGAACGGCACGAACGGCATCAATGGCATCAACGGCCTGAGCACCTGGGTGGTCACCCCGGTCAAGGTGGCGGACTACACCGCTTCGCCCGCTGATTTCGTCCGAGTCGGCGCGACGTGCAACATCACGCTGCCCGCTTCGCCTTCGGTCGGCGACCGAGTGGCGGTCTGCCGTGAGGGTGGTGGCTTCACCGCGACGATCCTGCCGAACTCCGGACAGACCATCGACGGTGTGGCCTCCGCCAAGATCCCTGCCACCGGAGCCGTGCCGTACGCCACGGTGACCTTCACCTACGTGGCGGCGAACCTCTGGCGGATCGAGGCGACCGCGAACAACGACGGCAACCTCGGCCTGGTCACCGCTGGTCCGCTGTACGTGGCGGGCGGTCTGTCCGAGACGGTCACCGCAATCAGCGGGGCAACCACGCTGAGCGCCGCCCACACGATCCTCGACTGCTCGGTCCCTGGTGCTGCGTACACCATCACGTTCGGCTCGGCGATGCGCACCGGCCAACTGGTGCTCATCACCAACCACGCAGGTACCAACAACGTCAACCTGGCCGCCGCTGGCACTGGGTCCATCCTCGGCCCGACAGGCATCACGCCCAACAAGAGCGTGCTGGCGATCGTCCTCACAGCGGGCGCGAACCCGGTCGTCGCCGTCCTGTTGACTGCCTGAGGAAGGGGGCCGAATGAGTATCGAAGACGAGTTCACCTCCTCCTTCTCCACCGCGTTCGACCCGCCTCCTCCGCCGCCGATCCCTCACAAGATGCTGCTGCTCCAGAAGGACGTGGACGACCACACTCGACCCCGCCTGCCGCTCTGGTCGCGCTACCACTACCAGCCGACTCAGATCGCGCTGCTGCTGTATGAGGACGGCAGGGTCGTCGAGACGGACACGCTCTACATGCAGGAGTTCCTGGATGCGGACGACGTGGCGGCAGGCGGGCACCTGTCGATCTACGAGCAGGACGACTGGCAGGTGGCTGTCCTGGAGGCTGCGGGCTACACCCTGGTCGACGTGTACGCGCCGGACATCTACGGAGGGGTGGGAGCGCCATGATCGCCGCTGACCTGGTAGCCCAGGTGCGCTCGCTGCTCCTCGGCTCCCTGACGACCGAGGTGAACCTGCTCGACGGGGCTTACGACCCGGCCGACAACCGCCTGCACTTCAAGTACAGCAAGCGGTCGCTCGCGCCTGGCACCATCCTGTCCGTGGGCCTGAACACCTTCTATGTCCTGGAGGTCGGCAGCAGCGGGGTGGATGCGGTTGTCCTGCCGAGTTACGACGGCGGCCCGGACGTGGCAGCGCCGGACCAGTCGGTGGTGTTCATCAAGCCGAGGCTGACGACGTGGGCGGCGTTCCGCGAGATCCAGGGCGAGGCCCGCTCGTTGTCTAGCCCGATCAACGGGTTGTACTGGCCGAAGACGCTGGAGGGTCCGGTCGACTGGGCGAACGGTGTCTACGACCTGCCCACCGACTTCGGTGCGCCGATCAAACTCACCCGTTCCCGCTACAAGTTCTCCGGTGAGAGCGCCTGGGCGACGCTCGGCGACGCTGAGTACCAGGTGGAGCGCAACGCGGTCCGGGTCAACGCGACCCCGCCCGGTGCCATCGCGGTGGAGTTCACCTTCGCCATGCCATTCGACCTGCCGACGGACCTGGACAGCGACCTGGTGCCGCTCGGCATCGACGACACGTACGCGGACATCCTGGCGATGGGCGCAGCGGCCACCCTCGTCTCGTCCTTCGAGGGTCGCCGCGTCCAGCCCAGCAGCCAGGGCGATACCCGTCGCGCCGAGGAGGTCAGCCTCGGCGGCTCCGCTGCCCTTGCGCGGGCCTGGCGTGCGCTACAGAAGCAGGCCATCGACCAGGAGCACGCGCGCCTGCTCGGCACCTACGGCTACCAGATGGCGCTGCCCTCCGGTGGGGAGCGCGCCCCGTGGAGCAGCGCGTCGGCGAGGGCGGGTATCGGGTGACCGCCACCGACGCCTTCAACGAGATCACCGACGAGTTCGACGAGCCGTACTTTGCGGGCCAGGGCCCGACGGGTCCGGAGGAGACGAACCTGCCGGTTGCTCTCGACGGGCGCGGCTACATCCTCGACTTGGTGAGCCAGCAGTTCACCCGGCGCAGCGTCCAACTCATCAACACCCAGCAGCAGGACGCCAGCCAGGACGGTGCGCTGCTGGAGCCGGAGGTCTGGCGACGGATCATCGACTCCTGGCACTTCGGTGACGGCCAGACCCGCTACGACCGTCCCGCCTCGGTGCCGTTCCGGTTCAACGCCAGCGAGCACATCAACGTCTGGGACCAGTGGGGCATCTCGCTGCTGCCGAAGACGATCCGGATCCTGGACCTGACGGAAGGCACCGTCCCGGACCAGCACCCGATCGTCATGGTGGTGTTCGACCAGACCCAGACGTTCGTGGCGATGGGCACCGGGGTGTGGTGGTGGACGGACCTGTCCGGCAACCCGGCGACCCCGCCCGCACCTACGCACGTCACCGCTCCGGAGCAGATCTACTCGGCGTGCTCGGACGGCAAGAACGTCTACACCCTCGGGGCTGGCGGGATCGTCCGGAAGTGGACCTCGGCGACGACGAGCACGGTGTTCGCCACGGTCAGCCCGTTCACCGTGCCGGGCCTGATCCGCTACGTGAAGAACTTCCTGGTGGTGGCGACCGGGAACCACCTCTACGACGTGACCACCGGGGTGCCGCTCACGATCTTCATCCACCCGCTGGTGGACTACCGCTGGGTCGACGGCTGCGACGGGCTGGCCTGCGCGTACTTCCTCGGTGGGATCGGTGACCGCTGGAGTGTCTCGTCGGTGTCCATCGGCACCGATGGTGTGACGCTCGGCCCGCCCGTCCATGCCGCGCCGATCCCGGACGGCGAAGTGGGGCTCGCGCTCGGCTCGTACCTCGGCTATGTCGTCGTCGGGCTGAACACCGGGTGGCGCTTCGGTGTCCCGCAGGGGGACAACTCGCTGACCTTCGGCCGCCTGGTGAAGACGGACACCCCGGTGCGCTGCTTCGAGGGCCAGGACTCGTTCGTCTGGTTCGGCGCGGACGCCCCCGCCGTGAGCGGGCTGACCCTGTTCTCCGCGCCCGCCCTGGCCGGGCTGGGTCGCGCGGACCTGTCGACGTTCATCGCCCCGATGACCCCCGCCGCAGCGGCGGACCTGACCACGGACACCGACACCGGCATCGTCCGGAACGTGGCGACGCTGGCGACCAGCAGCCAGCCGCTCGGCCGCCGCATCTTCACGGTGGACGGCGCTGGGGTGTTCCTGGAGCACGAGCATCTGTGCCCAGAGGGCACCCTCGACCAGGGGCTGCTGACGTTCAACACCTCGGACTTGAAGCAGGGCCTGTACGCGCAGGCGTACTGCGAGCCGCTGACCGGGGAGATCGAGGTGTTCGCCTCGTGGGACGGCGGCACGGAGCAGTCGATCGGCCTGGCCCGGCAGGCGAACGTCACGACGCTGGGCAACCTGCGGGCGAACACCGAGTTCACCTCACTGCAACTGCACTACACGCTGCGCCGCAACCCGCTGATCTTCACCGACGGTCCCCGACTCACCCGGGTGGAGTTCCGCGCCGTGCAGGTGCCGGGCCGCTCCTCCCAGTGGAACCTGCCGCTGATCGTCCACACCACCATCAACGACGACTCGGTGACCGAGAACCGTGACGTGATGGGCGACTACGACGCCCTGGTCGAACTCGTGGAGACCCGGCGCACCTTCATCTACCGGGAGGGCATCCGCCAATACTCGGTCTACGCCACCGGGTTCGTCTGGCTGCCGCACCACCTGACCGACGACGGGCGCACCTATGAGGGCACCTTCCTGCTGACGATTCGGGAGTCCAGATGACCACTCGCCGGGCCTATCGCGGAGGCGCTCAGGCGGGCGCGCTGACCGCCCCGATCATCTCCACCGACAACACCATCTCCTGCAACGTCCTGACCGGCTGGCCGGACGGGTCCGACGGTGAGTTCGCAGCCGTCATCGGGCGTGGCCTGCCGAACGAGGAGAAGATTCTCTGCGCCAGCCGGACCGGTGCGATCCTCACCACGTCACGTCGGGGCTACGACGGCACCACGGCGCAGGCGCATGG